ATTAATGTATCCTTTTGAACGTAAAGATAAGCACCACCCCCTAAGACAGCTAAAGAAACTAAACCAGATAACAACGCGACACCATTAATCAATTTTTGCATCTTTCTTCTCCAATGTAGGTGCTTGCTTTGAATCATCCTTCTTCTTAGAAGGCATGACTCCGAACGTAGCTAAAGTGCCAGTAAAAACACTAGCGATAAAAGTTGGATCAATATTCTTTTGAGGAATGCCAGGAACAGTTACATAATTAAGGGTCAGAATTGCTGCTGACCATCCAAGTATAATAACTCGGACGAGAGTTGATACACCCTCATCCGCCCACTCAAATTTGTTGTCCTTTTTGGCTTCCTCTTTCTTTGGATTATCCATAAGTAAAGAGTTAGGCTCTTTTATTTATTAAAGAGAGCAATAAAATATTCAGCATCTACCACGACTAATGGTTTCTTCCTGTTTTTCTTCATAACTACTATCGGTTCGTAGTCACCACAGTTTGATGCTGCTTGTTCATAAGCATCCCAGACATTCAACCTTTCAACGTTCTTACATTCAATTGAGTGAGGAAACTTTTGTCTTGCTGCCCGTGCCATGATGAGATCTTCACCACCAGCACCCATAGATCGAGACTCAATATCCTCAGGATGGACATCAAGTATCTCGATTAACATTTGTCGAACCCATTTCTGTAGGTTCCTTCCCTTCGCCTTCGCGCTTTGTGTTTTCATGCCATAGTGCCCAATTAATTACTGCGTCATTCCAGTCCCCGTCCCATGGATCTGGGAATATTTTAGTTTTATTGCTTGAAGTCGAAATGCTTGCGCTAAACTCGATGGACCCCTTGAGAGGAGATCTCTCTCCTCCTGATTCGGTTTCGATGTTTGTAGAAGTTCTTCTCTCCAACCAATCAAAGATCTTCCCATCATAATTGAAAACCTGCGAAAGTATTTTCTTCAACATCTTGTGAGATACCCCCAATAACGTATGATTCGACTTCAGTTTCTTGGGGTGCTACTTGCAGTCCTTTAGACGACAACCAATGTTCTGTCCAAGGGAGAGGATTGTTACTAAGGGGAGCATCAAATGTAGGTTTCAGTCCAATAGACTTCATGCGACGATTCGCAGTCCACTCGACATACTTCTGCAGAAGTTTTGCGTTCAGACCAATCATTGAACCATCGCGGAACAAATAGTCTGCCCAAATTACTTCTTCTTCAACACATTTATTGAACATCTCGTAGACGTTCTTCTCTTCTTCTTTTGCAATCTCTACCATGTCAGGGTCATCGCCCTGCTTCCACTTGTTTAAAATGTTCTGAGTGATGGTCATGTGCTGCGATTCATCTCTCGCAATGAGAGAAATGATCTTAGCGTTGCCTTCCATCAGTTTGTTCTCACCGAAAGCGAACGAACAAGCAAACGATACGTAGAAACGGATGCCTTCTAGTATATAGACATTTGCTACGGCACGATATAGTTTTCGTTTGAGATCTTTAAGTTCCCACTGAGCAGTAGGTGAATCTTTGAAGTCTTCTTTCCACATGTTACCTGTGTCATACATGTGTGCTGCTTGTAAGAACTCATCGTATGCTGCAGTAACACTAGTTGCACGTTCCAGAATCTTTTCATCAGTGATGATAGCATCAAAGACCACAGAGGGGTCTGGATAGATGTTCTTGATGATGTGAGTATAAGAACGACTGTGAACCATCTCCATGGTCTGCCAGATATTCATAGCAGATTCCAGTTCAGGAAGTGAACAGTAAGGCATGAATGCCATACCAGGACCACGACCCTGAACAGAGTCTAACATGATCTGATACTTCAGGTTAGAAGTAAAGATATGCTTCTGTTCAGGACGGAGTTGCTGATAGTCTGCACGATCTTTCTGAAGAGAAACCTCTTCTGGTCTCCAGAAATATCCAAGTTGCTGCTGCGTCAACTTATCAAAGACAGGATACTTAAAGTTATCATATCTCTGGACTCCCAAAGGAGCACCAAAGAACATAGTCTGCTTAGTTGTATCTACAATATTTTTATTAAAGACTGTCATACCTTCAATTTTGGTGTATCCGTTGTTAACTTTAAATTGCACAGCTGTCACAAGCTTCCTCCTGAGTGTTTAAAATTTCTTGCAGAAGATCCTCTACGGATTTCTCTTCTTCTTGTGCTTCGTCATTTGGATCTGTCTTACTATCATAAGTGTTTTGATAGTATGAAGTTTTCCAACCATACTTATATGTATTTAAAAGATCACCTGCCATCACCGAGACAGGAACATTATTATCTGGGTAATTTTCTGGATTGTAACTCCAGTTACCAGAAATCGCTTGGTCAAAGAACTTTTGCATAACAGAGACTACATTGATATAACCTGAGTTATCTTTCATATCCCAAAGCAACGTGTAGTTGTTCTTCAAGGTGGTGAACTGAGGAACCACTTGCTTAAGAGGTCCTTTCTTCGATTTTTTAATGGACAAGTATGCTCTAGGTGGCTCGATTCCATTGGTTTCATTTGACACAACGGAACTGCTTTCTGAAGGCATCTGTGCGGACAGTGTGCTGTGTCGCAATCCGAACTCATTGATAGATGCTCTAAGACTTTCCCAATCATAATTCAGTTTTTCTCCACAGATTTGATCGACTTCACGCTTGTAAGTGTCGATTGGGAGAATACCGTCTGCATACTTGGTGCGATGGAAATATCCACACGCTCCTTTTTCTTTTGCCAACTCATTGGAGGACTTGAGTAGATAATACTGGAAAGATTCAGCGAGTTTGTGGACAAGTTTCCATGCTCCTGGGTCATCGTAGTGTTCTCCGTTACGTGCTAAGTAATGTGCTAGACCGATAAATCCAACACCAAGACTGCGACGGTTCTTGGTGCTTTTTTCTGCTGCATTAACAGGATAGTTCTGGTAGTCAATCAGTTCTTCCAGACCACGAACAGCAAGATCACAAAGTTCTTCCATGTCATCAAGATTCTTCAACTTTCCAACGTTGACAGCAGAGAGAATGCATAGTGCAATCTCACCTTCACCATCGATATGCTGAAGAGGATCAGTAGGTAGGGTAATTTCTTGACAAAGATTAGACATATTCACCTTGTCCTTGAAGGACGAGTGTGAATTGCAGTGGTCAATATTCATGATGTAAAGACGACCAGTCTCTGCTCTCTCCTTGAGAAGACTTAGAAAGAGTTCTTGAGCACTGATAGTCTTTCTCGGAACAGACTGATCTGATTCATAGTCCACATAGCAAGCGTCAAATGCATCAGTCCCAAAAGCATCATACAAACCTGGAACGTCATGAGGACTGAAGAGTGTGATGTCTTCGTTTTTAATGAATCGTTCATAGAACAACTTAGAAATTTGGATAGAATAATCTAGTTTACGGACACGATTATCTTCTGTCCCTTTATTATTCTTTAGGACGATGATGTCTTCGATTTCTTGGTGCCAGATTGGGAAGTGGACAGTTGCGCTTCCACCTCGGATGCCATTTTGAGTGCAGCATCGGACAGTGCTCTCAAACTTTTTAAGGAACGGGACAACACCTGTGTGCGCGACTTCTCCCCCTCTGATCTTAGCGTTGACGCCACGGATTCTGCCTGCGTTGATACCGATTCCTGCACGTTGAGCAACATACTTGCCAATCGCCATGTCACTAGAAAAGATGCTATCGAGGGTGTCATCGCTATCAATAAGAACACAGCTAGCAAATTGTCGAAGTGGAGTTCGCACCCCTGCCATGATAGGTGTGGGAATGTTGATTTTGTGCTTTGAGATTGCATTGTAGTATCTATGAACATAGTCAAGACGTTGGGTTGCTGGATAGTCAGCAAACAGTGTCATAGCAATGAACATATACATGTATTGAGGTGTTTCATATACCTCATTACTGCTACGATCCTGCACCAAATACTTGTCAACTACTTGACGTAAACCTGCATAGGAAAACAGGTAGTCACGACCATGATCGATGTAGTTATTAAGCTTTGCCCAGTCTTCGTCATTATATTTATCTAACAGATCTTCATCATAAACTTTGTTCACAGTGACATTATACAATGCAACATCGTATGGCGTCGGCATACCATCTTGCCACACAGATTTGTTAAACACCTGCTTACGAAGAGAGAACATGAGCAGACGAGAAGCAACATACTGGTAGTTTGGGTTGTCCAAACTAATAAGATCTGATGCTGAACGAATCAAAATCTCTTGGATGTTATCTGTGCTAATACCATCATAGAATTGAATACCAGAATTCATTTCTACTTGACTTGCAGAGACCCCAGAGAGACCCTCACATGCCTCTTCAACCATCTTATGCATCTTTTCAAGGTTGAGAGGTTCGATGGACCCGTCGCGCTTCTCTACATTAATTGTCATACCTTTTTCCATTCGTTCAGTTTAAGTTTTGCTTCTAGTCCGCTGTAAGTGTTTGATTCTACCAGAGATTGAACGTCGTGTCCAGCGAGTGCCATGTCGTTCAGGTCTTTTTCTTTGATATGTTTTGGGAAGATGACTACCTTATTCCCTGCCTTGATCGTCGATGCAATCTTATTAACAATTTCTCTCGATCTGGGTTCGTTGTCATAGGTGTATACGAATCGATAATCATAACTGCTAAGGTTAACATCGCTACCACACATAGCAATAGCGTTGTCAATGAAATGACTGTCGAAGGGTCCTTCTGTAACATAAACTTCCTTTGTAGGGTCAATGCGATCCAACCCATACACCTTGGGTTTGGAATCGTCAAGCATGATTGTAATGTATCTAATCTTTGCTTTGGGCGCAAGAGATCTACCTTGGTAACCAAACAGGATACCATCTCTATCCCTTAAGGGAATTATAATTCTTGCACTATCTTGACGTAGATTATCAAACGTCTTCTTCTGCTGGTTCGTCCAGTCCTTAAACTTTGGACAGTAGTAAAATGATTCTAAATCTTCAATTTTTCGACGCTTAAGATAGTCGCGGGCAGGGTGTTCTTTATTTAGTTCTGAGATTTTTTGAAGATCTAGACCCTGTTTCTTTTTGAAAACAGGTTTCTTAAAGTCGAACTTTGGACTTGCAGTCTGAGTTCCTTTACCAGTCAGTCCCTCACGATATCTCTCCATGACATACTGATCATGAAGCAAAGGATTCTGATCCTTCAGGAAGTTTGTAAAAGTTCTTCCTACACCACAATTATGACACTTATACACATAGTCATTCTTCATTTGGAAGAAGTAACCTCGTGCCTTATTAGTATGCTTCTTAGAATCCCCACAATAAGGACATCGAAAATTGTAAGTTCTATCGTTTTTCTTAGTAAACTTACCTAGTTGTGGGGATACCAGTTGAATGTATTTGGTATCAAGAAAACTCACTAATGGGTCTCATCACTCCACCCATATTAGCATTCTTTGCATCCTCTGTCAAGATTTTGAAGATAGGTGGTGCCACTTGTAGTAGTGCCACAAGGGTCGCAAGGACTGCTCCTGCACCGATAACAAACTTTGCGTTGGCATCCACTTTTCTCTGGATACTATTGATCCTATTCTGAACCAGTTCATGATCTTTCTCATGCCTTTCCTTCATATCCTCAAGCATACCGATGATGAGTTTATCGGCACGTTCGGATTCATCCAAACGATTTTCATGGCGCTCCAAGATTACAGCAACTCTGTTGCTGTTTTCTGAGATTGTGCCTACTGCTCTTTCAAGTTTGTCAAGCATCTCCTTAGAGAGATCTTCATAAATATCAAGTTTTGATTCTAAAACTGCTAATCTACCAAGACCGAATGCCATATATTTTACATTCTAGTGTGTATTAATACTCAAGTATTTATACATTTCTAACTGCGAACTCTAGTGCGGATTGATATGTAGTTGCGTCTTTGTTCAGCATATAACGGAACTGCTGTTGCTTGGGTTCATCCAATTGTGCATAACAAGCAGCAATTCTTTTAGCAGAGAAGTTGTCTAGGTTCTGGGTAGTTCCATCGGAGAAATCAATCTTAGCAAAGGATGTTTCACCAGTAGGACTAAGTTCCTGTGTTGCAACTTGTAGTGCAACATCTAGTGTATCAGTATTTTCATGAATCATAGTATCACCTGTCATTTCAAAAGAGTTTTTCTGGACTTTTTTCTGTTGATCGCTTGCTTTCTTTTTAAAGTCAGACAAACGTGCCTTCATCAGGGTGTCCATTTCTGATGTCTTGGACTGCATTTTTTCTTTTGCTTCCTTCTTCTTCTTCTGCATCTCCTTTTGGCGTCCAAGTTTTTTGCCTTGCTGGATTTGCTTCTGTGCTCTCTCAGTTTCTGAGGGCACTGCTTCAGAAATAATTGTTTCTTCTACTTGTTCCTTCATTTTCTTGCGGTTAGTTATACGGGAGAGCATTGTTTTAGCACCTTTGGTGCGACCGTCTACCTTATCTGATTTACCTTTATATGATCTACGTTTCTTTGTATTAACAAAGACAAACGCAGGTGGCATAGCGAGACCTGAACCGTCTCCTGCCATCATTTCATTCAAATTAGATTCAGTTGACTCAGACATTCTTGATTTACGTTATCGTTTAAACTATCGGGCAGTCTTTCTAAGAAAAGCATGAATGCTTTTAGATAATTCCAATGCGTTGCCTCTGTTTTATAAAAAAGCAGAGGCGTAGCAGCATCATCAAATACATTATACATTACAATAATATGATTTAAGATGAGGTGAGTTTTAAGTTCACCATTCGTTTCATATCGTTTAAATAAACGTTTAATATACCTGATCCTATTTAGATCCTCTTCAAAGTCACTATATGTGACTGACTGAGGATTATTATAATGTTTAATAGCAAAGAAAATCCAGTTTTCTGGAGTCAATTCATCGAAGATCATTCCTTATCAGGCAGTAGTTACAACAGCAACAGCAGAGATTTTCTCTGTAGCACCATTAGTGGAGTTGATCTTGACGCGGTAGGAACCAGCATCAGTATCAGCATAGGTAGCAATATCAAACGTTGTATTGGTAGCACCAGCAACGTTTGCCCATTTCTTACCAGACTTCTTCTGCCATTGGAAGGTGAGAACAGAAGCATCACCAGGAGGAGTAGCGGTAGCGGCAAGAACAAGTTGTAGAGCGGCACCAACAGCAACAGCAGTATCTGCTGGTTGTGTCTGGATGTCAATCAATACACTTACGTCTGCTGCTGCAGCATCATCTGCCTGAGTCTCGTTAGCATTAAGGTCAGGACCAGCAATGGTTACCAGCATCTCTGCTTTATGACGGGTGTTACCTTCACAATCGGTGTATGTAAAGTAGGACCACCAACCAGGAGCATTCAAACCACGAGCTTTGTTTTCAGCAAGTGCTGCTTCGGTGTCGTCAATAAAAATTGTTTGCTTTGCTTGTGCGGATGCAGCAACTCCAATGCCTGCTTTGGCTTTGTTAGCGTTGCTGTCCGTTCTTCCGTATAGGGACATTGGATCTCCAGTAGACTATTCGATTCTCATATTATTTATAAAAAAAGGAGAGGCATACACCTCTCCTAATATTATCACTCTTCTCGGTTCTTAATTGCGGCAGATACAACTTCAAGAAGTTGATCATCCATATCAGTCTTGGTTAACTTAACTGCTTTAGCAAGAATAGCAAGACAGATCTCAACAAGTTTCTCACCCAGTTCTTCATTTTCTGGAATGTTTGCGACTGCATCTTTAATAATTTTGGATGCTAATGGAAGTAGAAAGGATAACATTGGTTCATGTCATAGGGCATGAATTATTTATCCTTCTTCACTTTTTTGCCAGTAGGTTTGGGTTCAGGTTCGCCGTCATCAATCTCAGGCATCACCTCAACCACTGGCTTCTTTACTTTTTTTCGGTTTCCTCCTTCATCTTCTTCTTAGTTCCAATGATCTTAGAAACTTTCTTACGACGTGCTAGGAGATACTTGTCAGACTTATCATGATCACCATCGTTATCGATGTCCTTGTCTTCCTTACCTACAGGATCAAGTTTCTTTCCTTCCTTGACACAATTAGGAACTTCTTTGCCACCTTTTTTCTTGGTGCCAGATGCTTTGTATCCCTTCCAGCATGTAGAAGCACCGACATTTTTACGTGCGGTCTTCATGCCTTCTTCAATTACTTCTGCTTCAAAGACATACTCAACACCATCTAGTTCAAACGATACTGCTTCTTTCTTAGCAGTCTTAGCAGACTTCTTGAATGCATCCTTAGCAGGGTAAGCATCGCTTCCTGGTTTAGCAGGAGAACCACCACGCTTTCTCTTTGCATGGATGTTAGCGTAGAGACCTTTGCCTTCAGTCACTGCTTTTTCTTTCTTCACACTATTCTTACTTTCCGTCTGGCACTTGGAGCACCCTTTCCCTCCGCAGTTAGAGCAGGTATCACACGACTCCTTCGCAACCACCTTCGTGGTGTCGCGAATTTCTGCTCCGTGAGATTGTTTGACGCCTGCACCAACACGTAAATCGGTAGCAGGATCAGGAGCACCTGCATTCGCTTTGATATCTTTTTCACCTTCATCACTCTTCTCTTCACTACCAGCAAGATCAGGGATTGATGTGGAAGCATCAGCACCGCCTTCACGGGTAGGTTGTTCCTCGCCTTGCTTCTGCTCGGCAGGAATACCTTCTTCATGAAGATGCCAACCGAATCCTGCACCATTAGTCCACCTTCCATAAGATTCAATTAGAGCTCTAGAGAACTCGTCATTATGCTGAACACTAGTCGTTGGTTTTTGACGTTCCATTATTGTCGAAGATACTTCTTTTCCTCTCTTTATTTATAGATTCTGTTACATTAACGTGGCGGATATCTTTCATCCATGAGCGGAACATGTCTCCAGACTCTCCAATAACAATAGCATAGTTGCCACCCACACGTTTAATCACACCTTTCTCACCAGTCAATGCAGACATAACCGCATCACCTTCTTGAAATAACTCTTCATGTCTTTGTTGCTGTCGTAGTGCTTGCTCTCTAAGTTTTTTAAAATCTCTCATTTAAAATTAGCAGGCAGGTTTGTTCTAATCTCATTCATCATCATCTTACATTCTTTATCATTTAATGCTCTAGGAATACCCTGGCGAAAAAGTTTGAAGTCGTTAGCAAATGCGGCACGTCTCATCTTAGTTCCAGAAATAGCAAAGGTATCTCCATCAGCATCTCTGCTACCAGAAGATTGTATCTCGATCTTTCTGAACGAGAAGTCTTTGCCATTGTATTTGTGTAGGAACTGCATAGCACTTACTCTATCAGATCCTACCAAGAAGATAACCTCATTATATCCTGCCATCATTAAGTCTTGCATGATAGCAACAGGATCTTTTGGTCCTGACATTATTTTACCACGATGTTCTGGAAACATCAAGTTCATGTAATGTAATTTACGATCAGGTGGTAGTGGGTTCTTTCCTTTAGTATCGAATGTTTGAGAGATATAAATTCGATAGTCATGTCCACCTGCGATACGTTTCACCCCATCGAAGTTCTCCTTATGTCCTGTAGTAGGTGGTTGGAACCTACCAAAAGTAAAGTAGCATTTGATGCAGTTTAGCGCCATGATTTCTGGAGGGTGAAGTTATTGTATGCAAACTCCATACGGTTGACGAACTTAATCATATCACCATCTTTATGTAAGACATATCCTTCGGGAGTTGTAACTTTATATCCCTTGTCAGTCTGAACGAATGTTCTGAATGTCTCAAGGTGATCTAGTTTATCTATAACCATTTGCTTGACAGTTTGTATTTCTTTGTATAAGGCAAGCATTGCTTTAAACTTATACACATTATCAATTAAATAATTCTCACTTTGATATACTAAGTTTGCTTTCTTCACTCTGTTGGGAACTGTTTTGATCTTTGCCAACTCTTTCTGCATCTTAGCATCATAGAAATCTACCAATGCATGGATAGTTTCATCAATGTTTCCGATACTACGACGTTCCCTAATCTCAGCATTGAAAAATTGTTTGAGATATGTTGAGATGTGAAACTTCTTATCACCTGTGTTGCCAAAGTTTTCCACAAGATCATCTAAGAATGGTCCACAGACCTGACACATACGTTCGATCTTGGTAATGTAGGAGTCAAATTTCTGCATCTCTACCTTAGAGAATCCAACCCGATGCATAGGAGTATCATTCTTGATCACTAAAGCATCTCTAGAACTTTCTATATCAGCACCAGCTCTTGCTTGCATCGATGCTAGTTCATCACCAGTGTAGTGAGTGTGAAACACTACGCCAATCTTTGCAGCAGCTGCTGCCTTACCAATAGGATGATCTACAGGGATAGCATAGGTAATAGTGTTAGGTCTGAATGTATAGAGTCTTTCACTATTAACAGTTTCTGTTTTCAGTGTGCTGTCAGTAAACATGAGGTCGCCCTGGATGACTCCCTTGATACCCAGTTGACTGAAGTATCGTAGAGCAAACTTAAGTTTCTCTGCTAGATCTCCATCATATAATTTATCAACTGCTTTTTCACTATAGCATATCTTAGGTTCTACCTTATTGAAGACAGACTTTGTGCCTACAAAAAAACTACCAGATATAGGATGTTCGCCACAGATAACAGAGGGAGCACCGTCCCACTTAGTCTGCATGAAACCAGAACTATCTTGCTGTCCTAGCATCTTACGAAGTTCTTTGAGAAATGATACTGCTGCCTTGCATCCTTCGACGCCATAGTTCAGCATCTCATCCTCTAAATGCTCCAAATGCTTTAGTTGTTTTACATTCGACATTAGGAATACTTGTAGTAAATTGATGAATGATCTGATGCTGATCCAGCAAAAAGATATAATTCTTTCACTGCCATATCTGCATCCACATTTGATTTGCAAAGAAATTCTAAGAAGCGAAGTCCTGATAGTTTACTGTATCTCCACGATTGACGCTTACCTTTAATCTCATGCAGCATCTGAGTTTCGTCTGTCTGATCGAATCCCTTTGCATTAAATTTTTTAAGTAAATTATATATTTCTTTTGATAGTTTATCTGATTGACTGTGCTTTGGATTACTCTCTGTCCACGTTGGTTCTTGTGGGATGTGGTTGAATCCAGTCTTCTCTAAAATAAATCTAGCAACGCTACCTTGGACTTTACCCATAGCAGCATACTCACCTTTGAGTTCTAGTTTCCAGTCGCCAGTATTATCACCACCAAAGTTTCTTAATTGGATTCTATCATAGGGTTTAGGTCCATAATATATGTAAACATCCATGGGATATCTTTTGTCTATTTCCGAACCTGTATAGTTTCTACCACTATCGTAAACCAACTCGCCTACTGATTTGTTTTTGTCAAAGGCAACTTCAAGTTGTGCTTTACGTTGTTTTGGTGTCTCACCATTAATAACTTTCACTGTGCCAGAGGCACCTGTCTTTTTCAAAGACACTCCCATCAAATCTTTAGATGCAAATAATTCTGCTAGTTTAGCATTCAATACTTCAATAGAAGTTGCTGTCTTCTTCTTTGTGAATGGGTCTAGTTCAGCAATTACCGATGCTTTGCTGTCTATGTTAACCATCCATATGTCTGATGGGTTCCATTTATCTTCGTTTTGTAGATTTGATTCCAAAGATGTTTTACATTGACGAAATGCTTTTTTAATTACACCATCATCAATCTCTTTATCTCCACGAACAAATAAGTATTTGCCACCGTTAACTTTCGCATGAAGTTTGTTGGCACCATCCATAAAGACCTGCTGCCAATCAGAATCAAACCCCATCATCTGTTCCATGGTAGCATCTGGAGTATCAGTAAACTTATCTGCTTTAGCAAGATCATCTTCAGTAATCACCATGCCAGGTTCCATATCTTTATCATAAACATGGAAGCGAAGTGCATTGTATAAACAAGCAGCACTTTCTTGAATCGTAGTTTTTGCTGCTCCACCTCCCGATCCAGCAGAATTCTCTGGTTTGAATTCAACGCGAATGACTTTTACTTTATTATTTTCCGACCCTACATGTATGTCTAAAGATGGAATCTCAGAACCTTTTTTCTTTCCAACTTCTACTGTATACCCTTCAGATTCCATCGCTGCCTTTACATTAGCAGTGGCAGTTCTTCTTTTTGCTTCAGGCACATACACTTTCATGAAGACCTGAACCTTTTTGTTCGGATCGGTTTCTGCTTTTTTGATATCAAAAACCAAATAACTATAGTCCTCAGTAGCAAGACACTTTTTAGTCAGGTCTTCCCATGCGTCTCTTACTTGTGATGGTATTGTTATCATACAAAAAAACCTCCCGTCTAACTATTTAGAGGGGAGGTCGAGATAATCTTTTTCATTTTGATAGGGGTGTGTCTGTCCTGTCCATAGTCTATACCCTTCCTTGACTTCTGGCAAGAGCCACTGGTCCACACGAACACACTGCTCCCAGTTGACAGGGTGAGCACAACTCACCACTACAACAGAAAAGAATGCTCGTAGGTGGATCCAGAGACTATACATTATCTGTCGCCAGCAGCACGAACTTCTGAGTTGTGAACATCAAACTCACCGCCAGGGTAACGTTTCTTGAGTTTGTTGACGTTAGTTTCAATCACCTCATCGAAGGATATATCAAGTGCCATTGTTGCTTGAGCAACATACCACATAACATCACCCAACTCAATGATAAGATGCTCACGATTATCTTCGTTCCACGGTTTTCCTTGGAAGACCATTTTCTTAATGATCTCCAGGAACTCACCACCCTCAGCATTAATTCCAACCCCAGCAGTAAGGAGTCTCTCAATATTGGCACCTTGTCGATCAAGATCACCGATACGATCAGCAAAGTCAACAAAGTTTGTAGAGCAATCTGAAGTAACTGCTGAAACAAATTCTTGATAGCGTTCAAAATTAACCTTAGACATGTTTAGATAATAAAAGAATTGAATTTATCGATACGGTTTTGACGATCTGAAATGTTATCAAATGATTCAGTCGGATCGTCGGGATCAATAAGAGCATCCACTGATGACTCCTCTTGAACATTATACAACTTCATCTTGGATCTGTCAATTCCCACCGTGAACTTACGGAAGGTTGTCATATCATTGTAACGGTTTTTCAGTTGCTTCACCATGATACGACCTGACTGCTCTAACTCTTCATTTGATATGAGAGCGAACATTAAATCGGCAGTAGCAGGGAGACCAAAAGACTCAGAAGTGTCAGTAATTTCAACATCGGAGTTACCGTAACCAGAACGAGTTGTCTGTGTTGCAGAAATGATGGGGACATCATGCTCACATGCGAGTCCACGAAGTTCTTCAGCAATCGCCTTGACATACGTGTAGGAGTTCACAATGTGACCCTTGTATCTTGAACTCGCACAAATGTTTAGATAGTCAATGAAAATAATTTCAGGTTTGAAAGACTTCTTTAGTGATAGTTCATTGAGGAGCGACTTAAAGTGACCAACATGTGCAGAAGCGGTAGGGTATTCTTTGATGATAAGTTTGCCTTGCGTCTTTCTTCCAATCTCAGATACTCGCGAAGTGAATATCTGCTCTGGTAGTGCAGCGATGTCTCGTATGTTGACATTGAGGAGATTAGCATCAATTCTTTCTGCAATCTTCTCCTCAGACATTTCACAGGTGACATAAAGAACGTTCTTGCCTTGGGTAAGAGCAGCAGCGGCGCAATGACACATAAATAAAGACTTCCCAACACCAGTGCCAGCGAGAGCAATATTAAGCGTCTTATTGGGTAGACCACCTTTGGTGATGGTATTAAACTTCTCAAGATCGAACGGAATCTTCTCTTCATCTTTGTGATAAAATTCATAGCGATCTGTTGCATTGTCAACGTAATCATGTCCTACGTTTTCGTCGAACGATACAGCCAAGGCTTCTTGGAGTATCCCAGGGATTGAATCTTTCGAGAGTTTCTGATCGCCTCCATCTGCGACTTTGATCGATAGCAGTAGTGCGTTGTAGATTGCACGGTCTTGGCACCACTTCTCTGTCGCGTCTGTAAGCCAAGACGTGTCAACATACTCATCATTAAACGCTTTGATTTTCTCAACAGCATTCTGATAAGTTTCTTCAGTAAGATCATTTCTGTTTTGTAATTGAATAATAAGAACTTCTGATGTGGGCATCTTATCATACTTACCAGAGAAGTCGTCAATCTCTTCGTAGACGACTTTCTCAGCAATGTCTTCAAAGTATTCTGACTTTAAAAAAGGAACTACTTTGCGATAGAACTCTTCACTATAGATGAGGTTTCTAAGTATAGTAAGTTCAATCTTCTCCGTCATCTGATGCTCCGTATAAAAATTCTTTTTGTGCTTGGGCGTCTAATACATCTAAGATTTCAGGAGTGAAATACTCTTCTGGACTAGCAAGGATCTGTTTGGCATAGATTTTCTTACCATCGATTTCATAGCGACCAGCGCGGTTTGCCCACAGACCTGCTCGCTCTCCCAATTCTAGCAGACCATAATACTTTTCCAACCCGCGATGGTCAAAAAATAATCTGGTCTCTATCTTAGAACCCTCACGGGTCAGACGAGACTTCTTAGCCTCGCATTTGATAATGTTTCCGATGAGAGTCGTTCCATCTTTTTCTTTTTTCTTTCCGAGATAAACGATTGTGCTAGCAGAATACTTGAGTCCACTGCCTCCCCCCATTTCTTTTGAAGGATGATAAGCGCCGATGACATCATAGGTGTGGTTGGTAACGATCATTGGTATATTAGCCTTGCCCATCTTCAATGTCAAGATGCGAAAACATGACTTAATCAATTGTGCTTTTGTCATGTCACGAACGTTCTTGTCGTCTGTAGCATCCTGAACTTCTTTGTTGGTGGCAAGCATACCTAGAGAGTCTAGCACAAACATGAGCGGTTTGCGTTCTTCTTTAGGTTGTTCCATGAATTTGTCGATGATGCGAACTGCTGTAGTTCGGAACTCTTCAATCGTATTGATGGGCATGACGACCAGACGCTTGGAGTCAATACCACGACACTCAATCATCTGCTTACTAATGGCAGACTCAGTTTCAAAATAAATGACTCCAGCGTCAGGATCAATATCAAGGAAGTTACGAACCACACTGAGGCAAAAGAAAGTCTTGCCCGTGCCGCTCTCTCCTGCCAAGGCAGTAATCTTGTTGGAAGGAATACCTCCGTAAATCGAACCAGACACCAAGGCGTTAAAGATATAACTACCAGTATCAACGAAAGATTCAACATCGCCAGCAGCGATCCCCTCACTAGCAAAACTAGCAAACTCATTTTTGCTGTCCTTGACTACACTGTCTAAAAATCCCATAATTAACTCAGAAAAAACTTAGTAGAGAAATCTTCTTCTCATGATTCCAACCTATACATTCTAGCACATTCTTGAGAGGTTCCAAGAAGGACTTCTCAAATTGCTTTTGATAGTCAATGTATTTGTCAACATTGAACTCTTTAGGAATGTCACTAAAGAAAGAGACACAGTTCTCTTGAAGTGGGTTGGGAGACTTCAAGTAAATAAACTTGATCTTCTCCCCCTCCTGAATGATGGGATACTTATTAGTTATCTTGTTCTTACGAACATACCAATTATAAAGTAAGGATCCTCTCACATGGATGGGTGTGCCTTTCTTGTAGATGTCATGGTTGTCTTTGTATTTTGTCATACCATTACATCCACGGGGGAAAGCAATGTTTACATAGTCTTGCTTACGAGTATCTTGCTTGACAAATTCAATGTAATTAATCAGGTCATCATTAGTCTTGGTTATGATGATCTTGAATGCCTCAAACAGTTTATCTCGATAGTATTGTGGTGTAGATGAACGTGCCGTTTCAAGTCCCATGATCTTCATCTTGGGTTCCTTATATTGCACACCCTCACTGTTCCACACGTTCAGGATGTAACGCTTCTTTGCAGTCCAGATGCCACGGTTAGCGATGTTCTCTCGCTTCATAACCATCTTCTGCTTATATGCGTTCATATATGTGGCGAGCTCTTGGTAAGAACTTTCAATATACTTTTCAAGTTCCACTTGACACACCTTGTCAAGGAACCCGACAATTCCTTCATCAGTCTTCTCTCTGTCGGCGTATATAGTTTCAACCAGAGGACCCAGATTAAGATAGATAGAGTCAGTGTCAGAAGCAATAACGTAATCAACATTGTTAGTCTTTAGAATCTTGTTTAGTTTCTCATTCATCTTGTTCTCAATCCAGCGAATCGAGAGTTGACCAGACAACGTGATTGCCTCAGCAATTTCTAGTCGGAAGTATCGGAAGTGTTCGTTACCGATAGCACCATAAGCAGAGTTCAAAGAGATCTTCTTTGCCATCTGGATGTTATTACATCGAGAGATCTCTTTCTTCAGTTCAATCGTCGGTGTCTTCTCATACTGCTGCTTTGCTTCAAGCATCTTCTTCTTATAGATGACGCGAGAGTCATACATCTTCTGCATCATCATGGGTAAGAATCCCTGCTCATCATTCTTGTATAGAGTCCCGTTGGCAGCAAGACAATTAGACAAGTCAGATGTGTCTATCTCTTTCTCAAGCAACTTGTCAACAGTTGCTGTAGGGTGTCTGTTTGGGAGCAGGGTCTCTGGTGAGAGGTTATACTGCATGATAAGATGAGGGTATAGACTATTAAGGTCAAAGCTGACAACCCAGTCATAAAAACCTGGCTTAGGTTCCTTAACGTATGCACCAGGATACTTGGCATCTTTTCTTGCTTCTTTCTTGGGAGGAATGGCAATTTTTCTCTTTAGCAACTCGACGTAGATATAATTATCCCACATGCGAACTTGAGAAAATACATCCTCAAAGTTTACCTTAGCATCATATGCCATGGTGAAGGCAAGTTCAAGCAACTTCATCTTGTCATCCAACTGGTCAACCAGGCGAACGTCAATGATGTTATATTCTACAAATTTATGCCAGTCTTTAGTATAGAACTCTTTGAATGTATCAAACTCACTGTGGTCAAGTTTCTTTGTGCCAAGTTCTACACTAGCAATATGATCCAGACGATATGATGCTTGGTTTGTATACGTGAACTTACGATACAATTCAAGATAGTCTAATGTAGCAACACCAGATATATCATATGCAATCTGCTTACGACCTTTGATCCAAATGTCACGACAATACGTAGACTTCCACGGCGACAGCAACTTTGCATCACGCTCACCCAGAACACGCTCAATACGCTTACTGATGTATGTCATATCAAACAACTGGACGTTCCATCCAGTAATCACATCAGGATAGTTACTCATCCAGTAATGAATGAATGCCTGCAACATGCCAACCTCAGTGCTGAAGTGCATGTAATCCACATCCTCATGAGTGTTGTTAAACGCATAACGTCCGAACACCTGGATGCGTCCTGTATAACTGTCCTTGAGGGAGATAAGCAGAATCTCTTGGTCTGCTGTCTCGATGTCAGGGAAACCATTCTCAGCAGCAGTCTCGATGTCAAGAGTGAACACACGAATCTGACTGGAGTCAAACTCGATCTGATCAGCAGAATACTCTTCAGCAATATACTGATTCAGATAGCGAGTCTGACCACAGATTTCAAAGTCAGGAATGTCACGATGTTCTTCAACGAACTGCTTTGCATCACGAATGGTTCCCTGCTGCACAGGGCGAACGTTCTTACCATCCAGAGTCTTCCAGCGTGAAGGTTGTGGTGTAGGAAGATACAGTGTAGGGTTAAACTTTACCTTGTCACTGAACTGAACTCCATTCTGGTATCCACGAACTTGGATACTGTTACCTGCTTGCTGAACACTGGTGTAAAACTTCATTCCTCTCGTTTGCCTTTCAAGTCATAGTATAGTGCCGAGAACATAGCAGATGGTTCAGAAAGAATAGTGATGTTTTCTGAACGCACAACTAACTCGGTGTCGTCACTGTAAGGAGGAAAGGGCAGTGCCCCATCCTCGTTTACCTCACAGGCATATTTTAGCACACAATCGGGGTCACCCAACTCAGTGCCAGGAATCTCTTCAACCTCTGCTACGAGCCAATGCCCGTCAAACTTGAGGAGTTTTATCATACTGTTGGAACAGAAGTATCTACAGGTGCTCCGTTTCCTTCCATAGTATATCCTTGAGTAGCAGCAGCAATGTCTGCTGCTTGTGCTTCCATGTTAGGATTAGTTACTCCTTCTGTCCACTCAGGAACTTCATCAGGTTCAGTTGCAGAGATTGTTTGAACTTTACCACGGTATGCTTGAGCAAGACCTTGATCAGGTTCTCCGATAGCAAGAACAGTATCGTAAGGAACTCGGAACTCAAAATCAACAGAGTAAGGGCACCACTTACTAAACTTGACTTGCAAGTCATGACGGTCGGCGCTGCCTTCAGCATTGACAAGTTCCAAAATGTAAGGATGATTCATAAGGAGACAGACTCCACGACGGTCGTCACCTTCTCCTTCAAACACTTCCTTCAGTTCAGTGATGACACGCTCACCATTCTTAAACACAATAATTTGTTCGGCCATAGTCCTTTGGTATTTTTATAAGTATAGCATAAAATGACAAAGGGGGCAACGCCCCCTGTGACAGATATTTATTTGACTACATAAGTCGTTCGTTTCATGTGGTCTGGAATAATTTTCTCCAAACTCACGATCAGCATACCATCCTCAAACGTTACGTCCACAATTCTAACATCGTCACCGAGTTGCCAAGTGTTAGTAAATGATCTTCGCGAGACTCCTTTGTGTAAGTATTCTGTTTCAGGATCCTGTCTTGCAGTATTGCTGGCAACTTTGAGAATGTTTGATTCAGTAGATACTTCAATCTCCTCTCTTTTAAATCCTGCGAGAGCGATTTGAATTTCGTAATTACTGGCGTCATGTTTGATTAAATTATACGGGGGGTAATTTTTATTATGAGCAGACATCGAATCTAATCGATGGAACATATCATTTAAACCTACTGCGTGAGGTAGGTATAGATCCCAGGTATGTGTCATTAGTGTTCTCCTTGTATAAGCGAGATGTTTGTATGGACCCCGAAGGCATCCACTAATATTTAATCAGGACACAAAAAAAGTGATGTAGTGTTCACCGCATCACTTTATAAGGGTTTCCGACTTTTGTAGAGACCGCACGAAAGGTCTCATGTTTATTTATTCAGTTGTCTCTATTTTCTTACGTCCGATGTTATATTTTGATTCTAATGTCCATTCTCCTTTATCTTTGTAGGAGAGAACTTTAATTTGATTAAGAGGTGCAACGTCTTCAATCTGAAACTCATGAACGATAGAGATAAGACCCCAATCAGAAAGAAGTTTAGTAATACGATTGCGTCGTTGAACATCATTCACTGACAAGTTAGTATTCTTACCATCAAGAGCAAACAACTCTTTGAAGTGGACAATATAATACTTGCCTTGCTTATGTAAAATATGACAAGACTGATATAACTTCCTATCTTTTCGGGAAGCAACACCAATACGTGTTAGCGTCTCTCTTACTTTCAAAAAATCATCTGGTTCACTGAGAACAACTTCAACCATATCAGATGGTTGCCAGTCAATCATAACTTCATTCATCTTGCACCACCTTTATCTAAAATCTTTTTAATCTGCTGTAGATCAGAATTAGTGAGAATTCTAAGAGCGGCAAGTGCTTTATTATGGTTGTATCCATAATATTGCTTCACCAATTCAATGTTCTCTACTGTATCCTTCTTCAACCATGGAGTGAATCTTTTCCTTGGCTTCAAACTATTTAGATAAAAATCATATTGCATCTTCTTGTCGAGATAAGGGTGCATGTTCATCTCGTTTGCAAATAAGATAGTATCAGTAAACCCAGACAGACACTTGTTCACAATAAAAGGAGGATAACCTTTTACGGCATCCCCATCTTCATCCATAACATTCTTCTTTGACTGGTTAATAGAGTTAAGATAATCTTTTAATTCGTATTTCATATCCAATCAGGTTTGCGGTGTGGTAGTCGTAAGTAGTTGTCAGACACCCATGGTTTGGATGCGATATACATTTTGTATGCTTCTATGGTAGTGATGCTATCATCAAACTTAAACTCGTCAGGCATTGCACGAACAAAAGGAGTGTGACCAGCCCATTTCACACAAGGAATAATCTCATCAGCAGCAAGGAGAGTCTTGAAGCAAGTATGATCTTTCTCATATCGATTAAAATACTCTTGGCATAATGCAATACCATGAGCAAGCAACCATCTAGAGTTTTCTACAGTCTCGTTTGCCCACTTGGTGCAGGGATGATTACGGAACGCTCCCTTCTCTGTAGCGTAGGGTGTGCCGTCTTTCTTAGGCAATGTGCCATAACCATGCCCCCACTTGTCTGAGGCAACTATAGAGAGCATCTGGCATGTCTCTAGAGGCATCTTGACGATATGCTTATCAGGCAGAACTTCTGCTGACTTCCATGGAGACTCATCAGTGACAAAGATATTCATAACAAATGCGATATAGAGATCACTAGTAGGAATGTAATCATGATAACCACATCCCACGATTTTGTCCTTATGAAGTAAGGAATTGAAATACTATCACCCAGCATCTGTAATAAGACACCAAATGTTGTATTCATATGGAGGATAATAAAGTAAGCAATGATCACAAGACCACTGCCCAATACTCTCATAGGGACAATCATATTAAAACTTAGCAGTTACACTAACAACCTTAGCGGTAGGATTTCTAGCAACAGCAGTTTGCTTTGCTTCTTCGTAGTTACGAGCATTGACCTGCTCCTTGAACACGGTGCCTGCTACGTAGAGGGTGACTTCACATTTCATAGTTGGTTAGGACGAGTTCCTTGCGAGACGCTTGATCTACATTATAACTCCCCACGCTCCTCATGGTGTAAGTGTGTGCAAATTCCGCAGCTGTCCACCCCTGCTTGAAGCGGTCTCGGATCAGTTGCGATGAGTTGTAACTAACAAGTTGGTGAGAGATAAAGCGATCACAATCAGAAGCAAACTTATCATGGTCGAATCCCTTGTGCATGTTGCCTCTCTTGCCATAAAGGTTTGATCCAATCTCATAGGGGGGATCGAGATAGACAAAGGTTGACTTAGTGTCGCAGAATAATTCTTCATATGAAAGTTTAGTAATTTTCCAATTGCGAATCATTCCTGAATATTCAGGGAGTTTATCAATGCCTCGCATCGAGAAGTTGCTATCTGACGCTTGCTTGCTGAAGGAACTGGATTCTGTGAGACCAGAAAAAGAGCACTTATTAACAATATAAAAACTGACAGCACGAGATACATCGGACGCAGAATCATCATTTACTTTCTCCTTAGCATCTAAAAATAATTCTTTTGCTGATACTGGTTCTGGATGACGATACTTAAGTTGGACTAACTGGTCACGAAGTTCTTGTCCTTGATCCTGAAGCACTCGCCAGAAGTTGTATAGTGGTTTATACAAATCGTTCACCCATATATCTAGGTGAGGATATCGTTTACCAATTTCCAGTGCCACAGAACCGCCACCAAGAAATGGTTCACGATATTGAGTATAGTCTTTGAGATCAGGAATGTATTGAAAGAGTTTGCTCAGGGCACGACTCTTACCACCAGGATATCTAAGTGGCGTCTTCAGTGACTTCAAAGTTTTTGTCATGATATTTAAGGTATTCACGAAAGATGTGTTTCATTTCACGCTGCGTCATACCACAATGGGTAGCAGCAGTAGGTAGATTCATTGTAGCATAGAAGAGACCTTCGTTTGCTTCCTTTACGTTTTCAGGTGTCGTCTTCTTCATCGACATTTTCAAAATCCTCTATTTGATTTGCAGATACCTCATGCTCTCCAGCAATAAGATACCAGTGGTGACCAGCACGTTCACCAAGATACATCATCTCATCTTTAGGAAAAGCATGTTCTCGCATTGCTGCCTGGATCTTCAGATGGATCAGTTCTTCTTGACTAGGAACTTTCATCGGAACTCACAACTCATCATAATTTCAACAAGACATGCCAACAGGTTAATCTCCTGGTCAGCAGAAAAAGCAATCTGATACTGATACTTAGCAAGGATCAGGACTACTTCTGGAATGTATTTGGGTTTAACGGTTTCATAGATAGCATCATAGATTTTACGCATGATAATGTTTGGATCATTATCAATATTATCTACGACCCATTTGCGAACTGTAGAGAACTCTTTGTTCTTCAGGGAGTTCATCAACTGAGAGAGATTGACATCAGCAATATCGCAAAGAATATCGGTATCAATCTTACCAGTTGCAGCATGACGTTGTGCTTCATTAATTAGACGACGCCAGTCAGGGTAGTAACGTTGGATCAGTTTTACAACAACCTTGTCCTGATACTCAACTTCGTTCTCATCCAAGATCTGCTTCAGTCGCATGAAGAACTGACCTTGGAGTTGTTGCTGCTGCTCCTTCTGGATTCGGAAGTCAAAGACCGTGCAACGGGAGTGCAGCGGTTCGATGATCTTGTTCTGATAGTTACAGGTAAAGATGAAACGACAGTTGCCATGAAACTCCTCCACAGCAGTTCTCAAAGACAGTTGAACATCATTGGTGGTGTTGTCTGCCTCATCGATAATGACCACCTTGTGGGGTGCTCCAGAGGTCAATGAGACAGTCGTAGCAAACTGACGAACACGGTTGCGAACAGTGTCTAGGAAACGTCCTTCATCCGATCCATTGATCACGATGTAAGAGGCACCAATCTCATCACACACTGCCTTAGCAATAGTGGTTTTACCTACACCAGCGGTGCCAGTAAGGAGAAGATTAGGGATCTCTCCTTTATCAACAAATCCTTGAAATGCTTTTTTAATATTAGCAGGAAGAATACAGTCTTCGATCTTTTGAGGACGATACTGTTCTACCCAAAGGAATTTTTTCATTAAGATGCTTCTGGTTCTAGTGCGACGTAGTAAGTAAGATTAAGATGCTGGTGCTTCCATTCAGAAATAAGATGCTTCGACACCTTAACTGAATAGTCACCAGGGTGAAGGCGAATGTTTTCAACCTTGATTGTCAGTTCATAGTCGCCAGTGGTATCTCCCACTACAGTTTGAGAGTAACCATTGCTGGTGTCATTCTCCTTGTCACGAAGTTCCAGTGAAATTTCACCAGATTGTGAACGGAAGACTAGATCGGGAAGACTGTAAATGTTTGCTGCTTTCTGCAGACCAGTTAAATCTTCTTGAGTCAGACTGAACTGGATGTCAGCACCAGGAAAGTTAACATCTTTGTTAGGTGCAGACTTGAGAGTGATCTCAGGATCGGAGAAGTAATACTTAGCAGAGCGTCCACGACCACGAATGTATACGTATTCTTGATTGTTGAACTCAAGAGTCGGACTCTCGAAGAGTGACAGACCAGCAAGAAACTGGTTCAGATCGTAGATACCAAAAGTTTGGGGGAAAGATTCTTCGCAAGTGTATTGTGCGATTGCATTCTCCCCGACGCTAATGGTCTTCAGTTCACTACCTTCACGAATGAGGATAGAACTGTTGATGGTTGAATAGTTCTTCAGAACTTGAAGCGTTTGATTGGAAAGAAATACTTTGCTCATTGAGGATAGGTTTCGAGGTTGGCAGATTTGTCAGAAAAGTGGAGCAGCAGCAATGCGTAGTGAAGGATCTTAATGATGTCACGACGTGGAGTCCCTTTCTTATCGTAGCGAGAAGCATACTTTAAGATGTTGCTGCGACAGAATGGTTCTGCATCACCACACGCTTCAATCAAATCTAGCGTTTGAATCTCATCGTTGCCAGCAGAATAGTGTTGTCCATATGTGCTGGCAATGTAGTCACGTAGCTCTTTGATGAGAGCGTCTTCATTATATTTGAAAGTCATTTACCCCAAATGTATTCTATGTTGTCATGATAGCATTCAAAGACGGTTCCGTCAATTGATTGCATGTAGAGTTTGATGCCTTCTCCTCCAATAATTTTAGCAGACTTATAGTCGCAATCTTTTAGAATTGCAACGTGTCCGACATAACCATGGAATTTATCTTCAGTCATCATTAGTTTCGGTGTCAACTTCTGCGTCAAGTTTGCCATAAAGTTCAATGAAAGATTGCTTAGTCTCTTCATCAAAGCGGTTGGTGCAAACCTTGATTGCCTTAAGGCGATCACCAAAGATTACATAAGCACGAATGATATGAGACAAGCGACGGGTAGAGATTACCTCATCGATGCCACCGTCTGCGAATGTTTTGCGAATGACATCTGCCCAGTCTGCAAGTTTAGCACAAAACTCGTCATCTGTCACCCCAACCTTCATGCACAGTCGCTCAAGGATCTTGGTCTCAATCTTAGGAGTAGGATATTCTTGCTCAAAGGTCAAGGCGAAACGCTCAAGGAATGCTTCATTAAGAACGTTTGTGCCAATGAAGCGACCGTCATCAGAACCTTTGCCCTTGGTGTTAGCAGTGGCGATGATGTTGAAACCAGGAGCAGGTTGCACAATGCGACCAGTCTTCTTTAAGTAGACACCCTTGCCTTCAAGAATAGACTGGAGACACATAATCTTATTCGATGCCAGGTCAATCTCGTCTAGAAGCAGCACAGCTCCGCGTTGAAGAGCTTCGACGACAGGACCATTATGCCAAACAGTTGCCCCATCCACAAGGCGAAACCCACCAATAAGATCATCTTCATCAGTTTCAATGGTGATGTTCACACGGATGATCTCCTTATTTAGAGCAGCACATGCTTGCTCAACACCCATGGTCTTACCGTTACCAGAGAGTCCAGTGATGAACACAGGGTAGAAGATACCAGAGTTGATGATCTTCTTCAGGTCAGTGAAGTTACCGAACGGGACAAAGGTATCATCCTTTTCAGGAATCAGATCGCGATTTTCCTGAGCGGTAACACGAATTGGTGCTGCAGGTGCTTGATATGTTTGCTCCAACTTTTCTTGGACAGTAAGATTCCACTTACCACGACCCACATTGTAATCACGAATGCGCTTAACAGCAGTAGGATAAGTAACCCCAAAGTGCTTGCAAGCAGAACGAAGGTGATCGGCATTGATATCGCTTCCAAAGTTCTCAGACAGATAAGAAGTAAGTTGTGTGGTTGTTAAGTCAGACTTAGCAGGCATCGGTCTCTTGTGTTGTATGCATATATTATACACAAAAAAGCGCCCCTAGTGGGACGCTGTGGACCAGTTTCAGAACTGGATCTTGAAACCTGTCGGGGTCTCAATATGTTTTGCCCCCATCTCTTGGTAGTGACGAACTGTCTCAACTTCCTCAGGTGCTTGTGGTTGCTCTGCTACCGTCTCTACTGTGTCAAACAGGGTCTCCGCTTGCTGAAACAAATCTGATTCTGGAAAAAGCAAAGGGAATCGAGCATGAAAAGAATTCAATTCGGGTAGATACTTGTTATGTTTAAACCATTCACCTACACTCTGTCTCCCAAGTTCACATTGATAATCAGTAAACTCAGGATATTCTCTACGAATATTCTTCTTTACGAAAGTCAGTTTTACTTTATTGGAGATTTCTCCCTTTTTCAAAGCAGACACGCTGTCACGAAAAGCAAGGATGCAGATCTTTTTGTTTGTTTCATCACGGCGTTTGATGTTAAAGTCTTTGTTAACGTGCTGAAGTTTAGATACTCTACTCATTTTGAATCAGAAATAATGTTTATTCAATGTTTATATTATAAGGTATATATACGGACTTGTCAAGAGATTAAGGAAATAAATGAATTAAGAATTTTTTTGTTGTTTTGTTTTTTTGATAGCATCTTACGAAAAGCAGATCTCACTTGAGTCTTGCTAGCACCAGCATCAACTTCCAGTTCAACATCTTCTGTGCTAGTTGCCTTGGCATGGATGGCATACAAAGCATCGTAAGAAATAGGGTTAGGAAGAACAGCAGACTTCTCTTTCTTCCACTGCTTCTGTAGTTGATACAGAGCATCATATTCGTTGTGACAATAACGATGATAGAAAGTAGTCAGACCACTGGACTCAACAATACGGAATCCCATGACGTTGACACCAGGATTGTTCTCTTTTAGATTGTCAATGAAAAGATTAGTGGTCTCAGTGAAACCACTGCTTTTGGAATACATGCGACCAATCTTACGATCACGAAGAATGACATCTCCACCATCGATGCGGCGAACTGTCATGCGAGTAGACTCACCATCATATGAAATCACTTCAGAACCATAACCAGTTCCACATGCCTCACCATCAGTCAGAATCATTAGGTTGACTTTATTGACACCAGTAGATTTCTGGAATTGAGGGATAATATCTTTCATCACCAAAATAGATTCATTCAAAGGAGTGCCAGACAGACCCATACCAATGGTGCCATGGTATGAAACATAGTATGACATCGAGAATACTTCACGCCAGATGTTACGGCACTGACGATCAAAGTTCTTGGAGTTAGAACGAGATGACAGGATGTTCATCATACGGAAGAAAGACTTATTAATATAAACTTGATTCTTCTCGATGTGTTGCTTGTATGCATAGTATTCATCATTGGTAATCTCAGGAGACTTACCATCAAGAGCACGTTCTGCAGGAATCCACTCATTAGTGAATGCATAAACCTCAAAAGGAATACCAACTTTCTTACAGAACATAGTCAAGGTAAGGAGTTGCTTGATAGTAGGATGCATGACACCACCCATAGAACCAGACCAGTCAAGGATAAACAACATTCCATGGTTCTTACCCTCAGGAATGATAGTGACTTTCTTGAACAGATCTTCGTTGAACTTGTAGGTGTGTAGTTTGCTAGTATCAAGAATACCAGTGCGTGAAGTCATTGCACGAGAGTATGCATCAGCAGACTTCTTGCACTCAAACTCTTTGACGAGATAGTTAACTTCTTTCTGAATGGACTTCTTGAAAGAGTTGTATTCTGCATCAGCAAAACTATAGTCATACTGCTCATCGGAGCACTCATCAATCCAGTCATGGATGGTAGTCCAGTCAACAACAAAGTCAACAGGGTTGAACTTAGGGATGTCAACATAGACATTGCGACCAGAACTATAACGATTGTTTAGACCTTGAGCAGCACGATCAAATGATCCTTGAGTTTGTGACTCACTAATCTCAGCAGCACCACCAGCAGAAGGGAGTTCATTCTCTTCTTCGCGGCGAGCTGCTTCTTCCAGCATCTCTTCATGCGTCATGCCATCTTCATCACCTTGCTGCTCAGATTCGTCATCATCTGTGCTTTGACTTTCAGATGCATCGGAACGACCGTCACCACCAGACTGAGGAACGTTTGCGAGATTTTCCATCTCCTTCTGCTCTTCCTTAGCAAGTTCCCACATCTTCTCTGCTACTGCAACTGCTTCATCGAAGGTCTCTGCTGCAGCACATTCGTCAACCAGTTCCTGCTCAACAGGAGTGAAGTTGATGGAGACACCAGCGGTGCCAATCTTAAAGTGCAGGTTCACACGGTCAATAAAATTTAGAACATCGAGATCCTCATCTGCGATGCCAAAGAAATCTTGTGCATTCAGTTCACTGTAACCACCATAGAAAGACTTTCGTAGACCAGGATATCGTCTCTTCATCAGTTTCTCGATACGTGCATCCTCAGTCACGTTTACATAATCACAAGGGCATGAGAAGTTATCCCATACAGGAGTGTAGAGAGCATGTCCCACTTCATGACCCACTAGAAGATCATAGACAACATTGGATGCCTTATCCCATGAAGGCAGAGTCAGGATACGATCATCCACGTTGAAGGATGCAGTGGAAACATTCTTGTGCTCTACCACAAGGTTCTCGGTTGCCAGCAGACGAGCAAGGTTACCTTTAATCTCTTGGGTCAGCATGTCTCTCTTGCGTTGATGCTACTAGTATATACAAAAAAAGAGGACCCGAAGGTCCCCTTAGTCCAGTTTGCTGATTGTCTCTCGGACGACCGAGTAGTTCTTGACCTTCTCTACATTAAGAGTTCGATCATACTTATCGTTCATCTGTTCCTTGTGAGAGATGACAAACACCGAGATACTATCATCAAAGTTTCTGAGGATCCAACCAAGATCACTACCCCCTTGCTGATCAAGAGATCCATCAAAGATCTCATCTAGTATAAGGAGGTTAGTATCCACACTATTCTTAAGTTTAGCAATGCTGCGCCAAGTAAGCAACAGAGCAATATCAATACGAGATTTCTCTCCTTCGCTGAAAGAGGCATAAGAGAATTGATCTCGAAAGCGCGACTTGATTGTTTCTTCAAAGTTTTCATCAAGAGTAAAATTAACGTAGAAGTCCATACCCTGAAGATACTGATTAATCAGCTTGTTCATCACAGGCAGATACTTCTTAATTATTCTAGTCTTGATTCCATTGTCTTTCAACAATCCAGAAGCAACACTTAACATGTCTTTATCTTTTTTAGATTCAGACAACTGAAGACTGAGTTCTTTTTTCTCCTCAACTAAAGTTTCTAGTTTAGTGAATGCATGTTTCTTATCCCCGCCACCAGACTCTAGGTCTTTGATATCTTTCTCAACATCTACAATAGACTTACGAATCTGATTAATCTGAAAGTTTGATTGAGAGATCTGTTGATTATTACTAGTGATCTCAGTAGAGAGTTCGTTCCATTTATTAAAACGATTCTCTTCTTCACCAATAGCAGAAAGAATATCATTGTATCCTAGAGTCAACTCATCCAGTTTTGTTTTACCAGATGATATTTTATCAGTTCTAAATTCATCAGAAAGATCTTGTGTGCATGTAGGACAGACATGGTTCTTCTCAAAGAACTGATGTTCTTTTTGACATGTCTGTAATTTAGAACTCAACTTGATGAGAAATGTGTTTAGTTTCTTAAGTTTGTTTGAAGATGTAGAATACTCATTAATTTCTTCGTTGAGTTTTTCTATAACATCACTTTTTTCTTTAATAAACACATGTTGTTTATTCTCATCTTCTAAAAGTTCGGAGATCTTCTCTTCTTTCTTAGAGATATCTGCTTTGTTCTTCTTGTCTAGTTCAAGAAGATAACTCTTTTGGATATTAACTTTCTCCTTGATCAAGTCAACTTGATAATCAAAGTCCATGATCTCTTCACGATTGGATCGGATCTTATCGCGGAGAAGCACGTTCATTGTGGAGAAGATTTGGATATCCAAAATGTCTTCAATAATCTCACGTCTTTGTGCAACAGGAAGACGCATGAACGGAACGAACGTCGATGAACCCAGGACTACAATTTGTGTAAAAGATTTATAGTTCATCTTAAGAACGTTCTGCTCGAAGTTCTTCTGCTGATCTACAAGAGTAGATTCTTGATTCCAAACTTGTCCATTATTATAGATCTCAAATTTATTAGGTTTGATTCCACGGACAACTTTGAATTCATTCTTGCCGATGCTGAATTCAATTTCAGTCACACAATCTTTTTCATTGATACTGTTCACCAGCATCGGTTTGTTGATCTTACGAAACGGTTTGCCAAACAAAGAGAACGTAAGAGCATCAAGAATGGTAGACTTACCTGCACCATTCTCACCAACAATCAAATTAGTTTTGCATGTGGTGAGATCAACCTCAGTAAAGACGTTGCCCGTAGACAAGAAGTTCTTCCATCGTATAGTTTTAAAAATGATCATAGAACAACGTTATCAGGTGGTATCAGCAGGTCGTCTGGAGTTATTATAGCATACTTCTGATCTTTTGCATTACATGCTGCAAGAATTAGTTCAGCATCAATGTCCGTAATGCTCAAGGGTATCTCATCTTGGGTTGCTTGATCTAAGATCATGCTGTGGTAGCGTTCAGCGTCATCATACTGTTCAAAGATAGGAATGACTTGATCACCCACATCATTTGCGAGGGAGAAGACGCCAGTGTCATTACCTTTGAGAGTTAGGATGAACATTATGCTACTTCGCAACTTTCAATATATAGAGATTTCATCAATCCTTTAAGATCTGATTTATTGACGGACATCTCTACCTCATCAATATACTCGTTCAACAAAGTCATTGTATCTTTGATCTCCAAGTTCTCATCAGCATCTGTTAGATCATCTTCTAGAAGAGTCTCGGCAATCTTTACATCGTGAACACCTACGTTGTAAAGACGATCAACCAATGTCTCGAACATGTGGTAGTCTGACTTTTGTTCAACGATGATTTTGATGAACTTGTTTTTATAACAAGACACATCTTGTTTGTTGTAGTCCACACGGGTATCGTCATAGAAGATTTTGTCGAAGATCTCATAGGGATTTGCGACAAACTTAAGTCGATCACTTTCAGTATCGTAGATATGGAATCCACGACGGTCTTTATAATCATTCCAATACATCTGATAAGGGTTACCTAGGTATGTAATATTACCTTTCGTAGACTTATGATGATAGTGTCCAGACCACACACGTTTGAAACGATGGAACAAAGAGGCATCCATACCATGATCCATTTTCATTCCTGGAGTAATCTCAAAACCAGAAAGTTCTAGATGTCCACAAACATTATCTGCATCACTAGTCTCAAGCAAGTTTAGGATATCTTCTTGATTCTCTCTATTAATCCAAGGGAGCATCAAGAATTTTTTACTACCAAGTTTCAGATGCTTAGGTTCAGAATAGATGGTGATGTTGTCGTATTGCTTAAGCAACAACTCAGGTGAGTTGATCTTATTGGTGTTCTTGTAATACACACAATGATTACCCAGAAGCATGTGAACTTTGAAGTCTTTTAATTTATCAAAGTAATTAGTTGTAACTCTATTACAAACATTAAAATCTATAGACTTTCTATTATCAAAAGTATCACCTAGATCAATGACTGTATCAATACGTTCTTTCTCTAGAGTTGGAAAGAATACATCATCGTAGAACTTTTGAAAATAATTCCAGAATGCTAGATTACCTTTGCGACCATCTAAATGCTGGTCAGTGATAATTGCAATCTTCACAATTTAACTCCCATACTAACAGAGGTAACATAAGTATGATCATCAAGTGTTCCTTCCTGCAAACACTTAAGATGCCATCTTGTTATCTGAGTAACTCCATCTTCAGTAGCACCAGTAATAAAGTTAGCACCATAAGGTTCTTTCAATACGCTGGTATAAAGACCAAAGCGAGTTGCTTTAACATAGAAGATATCATCAATCCAAACCTGATCGTCAGGAATATTCTTTTCAATCGTAGGATTAGATCCTAGACTAGTTGCTAATGTAGATTTCATCGATTCATTCTTGTTTCAATGTTTTCTTTAATGCTGCCCATATCTGAATAGGACATGTTCATTCCTGCCATGTCTCCTTCAAACTTCTCTGTATACATAACTTCCTGGTAACCAGACTTCTCAAGGATCTTACTCTTAATCTCCAATTGCTTCTTCTCCTTCTGTATGCGTCTCAGGAAGGCGTAGTAGATAATCTGGGTGAAGTATGCAAAAGGATTGGAACTCTTCTCTGGGTCGAAGTTATCGATGTATTGTAGGCAGTTCTCAATGCCATCACAGATCATGTCCTCACGGAACATGTAGTTGACAAAGTTTGGTTTGTATGAAAGGTGTGTAGCGATCTTCAGGAAACACTCACCAATATAGTTAGTGACTCTTGGACGAGGTTTTCCTTGTTCCTTTGCACGATGAACCTTGCTACGATACTCCGTGATGGCAGCGAGGAACTCTTTGTTGTTTACGTAATATTCTTTGTTTTTGGTCCTTGCCATACGGCTGTTTGCTTCTCAGAACATTATAGTCGATTATCAAGAACATGTCAAGGCTTGACAGATCCTCAGAAACTTAGTAGAATAACTCTGTAAGGGTTCAAGAGACAGAGTATCTTAGCTTCTTTTAAATAGAGATTCAAGATTCTTCTTGACTTCCTCTACTGATCCTATGTAACCATTGTTCTTTAACTTGTTTGGTTTCACATCACAATCTTCATTGAAGTTATCTTCATCAAGATTACCTAGGTAGAAGTTTTTAATTTTATCATCTAGTTCTGTCATCGTGATGACTTGTTCCATACGAATAATAAACATCTCTTCGTATGTTGCTTTCATCCACTCCTTCAAAATAAAACCAGATACGTTCTTACCATGTTTTTTAGTGTGGTGATGTTCTACTAGTAATGGTTTCTCAATAAGGAGGGAGTCCTCTTCTTTAAGGTAAGATACCTTAGCAACGATCTCCTCTCCTGATCTTAATTTTATACTTGAATAGAATTCTTCTTCCATATTATTTTCTTAGATCTATTTTTACTTTTTCATATTTAAAATTCTCTTCTTGATAGATCTTCACTCGTTCGTATAGATGTCTTAAAGTGTAATTAGATCTTGTTTCGTTAGAGATGTCATCAGCAATATCATAAAGTGTTGCGATGTCTTTACCTTCTCCCTTCCTCAGGACTCTACCAATTGACTGTAGGTTACGAACTCTTGACTTGGAAGGTGATGCGAAAATAATATTGTGTAATCGTTTGATGTTAATACCAGTAGAGAAAGTTCCATAAGAAGCAATAATAATTGCATTGCTTTCCTTCTCAGCAATTTCTCGAACTTCTTCTCTGGAATCTACATCAACTGAACCATGGACGAAGAATACTTTTCTATCGTCCTCTACCACATTATTTATCATTTCATAAAGTGGTTCACCATGCTTCTCGACATAGTTGAATAGAACCAATGTATTGCCATCTAAATCTTTAACTAGATTCTTGATGAGGTTGTTTCTTTTTTGACATGTAACAAGATACTCCATCTCTGAATGGTAGTCTTCAAAGAATTGATACTCATGCTTACACATAAGAATTTTAATCCTAAAGTTAGACAGGTATCCTTGCTTGATTAGATCATCAGTTCTAGTAACTTTCTCACACTTACCAAACAATCCTTCCAGCACCCACTTGTGTGTCTTACTCCCATCAAGGGTGCCAGTAAATCCAAAACGATACTTGGCATTGTGTAACTTAGTCATGATGCCTGTCAGACTCTTTGACTTAAATAGATGTGCTTCATCACCGATAACACAGTCAATGTCATCGAAGTATCTTTTGGGAAATTTATAGATTGATTGCCAGGTTGAGATGATAACTGGTTTATCAGTATTCTTATCTTTGCCTGAATAAATGGTGTGACAATTGTCTTCTGCATTCCATCCATAGTCTTTGAAATCTTTTAGCATCTGTTGAACAAGAGAAGTGGTAGGAACCACAATCAAAATCTTCTTCCTTGTTGCAGCATAATATCTAACAATACTATAGATCATTAATGACTTACCAGATCCTGTTGGAGATAAGAACAAACCACGGTTGTCTTTAAGTGCGCGATGAACAGTATTATATTGATAGGTGCGTGGAGTGATACCAGATCTGGTAATCTTATCCATAAACACTTTAACGCCTCCAGGAGACACGAAGTCGTTCCTATCCTCTACGTGCCCATACCATTCGTTATCCTCGTAGGAGACGCTGTAGCGCCTCTCTGCTGCCCACTCATGTAGATGTGATAGGAGACCCCCATACAGTTCTCCTGTGCCAGGAGAGTATAGTCTGATCATCCCATCCCAATACTTAAATCTAGGTTGCCTCTTTAGAAACTTTGCCTCTGGCAATTCAAAAGAAAAGTAATCAGATAGTTCGTGATGAATGTGAGGTTCTGATTGGAGAGTCAGATATACCTCATTCTTTTTCTTTACAACAATGTCAGACATTAGTTTCCATTAATAAATCTTTCCCATTCAATCGCATTCTTCACATGATAATTTCTTTGGGAAATCATTCTCAAAACGTTATCAAGATAATACAGTATTTGATCAATGAACTTGATCTTTGCTTCTATGTTAATTAGATCTTCATCTGATTCCAGATAGACCTTCATTTTTTCTGATGTTTTAATACTGTTACCAAAAGGTTTTTCTGCGTAGATGCGAGCGTCTGCTTCTCCCCCATAATACTCTCGCTTCTCGCGCAGTAACTTTCTTGCCTCAAACTCTAGAGACGTTTTGATTTGTGAAAGATCCGTGTAATGGTTTAAGTATTTATTGTGTTGGAAAGGGATCTCCATTGAGATCTGTCCAAGATCAGCAGTGTATTGTTTGTTCTTAAATTCGTGTTCTACGTGACTGTCACTTGCCCATTCGTTTTTGATTTTTTCAAAGCGTTGATGTAGTTTATCAAAATTCATTTAAAACTTCTGTCTCGTATCGTGTAATTAGTATACTTAAATGTAACCTGTGCTGTAAAGTATTCCTGCTCAGTTCGTGTAGCATCAAAAGTTAGACCTGTCAAACTGATTGGAAATAATCTCTCGAAATCAATAATGTGATTGATGTTGAAAGAAGAAGTGGTGATATGAAGTTGAGCACTAGAGAACTGAATCTCATCAGGAGAGTGTTCTTCAGAACCACCATTCTTCCTGATCCAATCATGGACACTCTTGTAGTTTACAAGATCCTCATCCACGATGAACTGTAGTGTAAGATCACCATACGTTACTCCACCACCAGGAGTGACAGCAAAGTTTCTAAAGCGTGTGGGAACTTCTGTGAACGGCATGTTGATCTCAGGGATGCCTGCATTTTGACAGAAAAAATCTACCCCCTCAAAGAGTTCCAATTTGAGTTGGAATCCTAAAGGAGATAGATAATTTCTATTCGTAGGTTGTTCTTTATACCAATTAGCAGGCATCTTATGTCAGCATCCCAAGCACTACTATTTAGTGTAGTATGCCTTATAGTATGCTACGAGACCATCTGTTCTTGCGTTGCCTGCAGACACCCAGTCATGGATGCACTCGTAGATGCTCTGGTTAGAATATCTGGGAGATCCATCAGAACAAATTTCTGATCCAAATTTTTTGAGTAGAATATTTAGTCCTTGGGTTCTTACATCCATGCGATCATCACTGTAACGCCAATCATCAATCATCTTCATAAAGGGGGCAAGGTTCTTCCATTAACACATCGGTCTTTACTTTATTGATGCGTTCTTTTAATATTTCTTGATCTTCATCATCAAGTAAGTCATCAATAAAATCTAAATCTTTCATTGTCTATATTCTTGTAAAATATCAAGGACTTTATTATAGGCGAAATGAGCACCATCTGTCCATTGTCCAGTCTTGGAAACTTCATGCTCTTCATAAAGTTCTGTCTTCAATTTATATAGTCTTGCCAAAATATCAGTTTTGAGCATAGTGCTTCTAGGCATGGTTCATCTTCATGATACACCTATTTAATAAAAAAGGGACCCCTGTGAGAGGTCCCTGACAATACAGATTGTATCTGTAGATCACATAAGGTTCGTAACTTGAACTCTTCTGTAATACATGTTGGTGTTCGCCGTGAGGGTCTCGCCATCGGGGGTGCCGTTGTATGCACCGTTGGTGGTGACGAAAGGATTGCTGACCATGCCGTAACGAGTCTTGAAACCAATTTTTGGTTGGAAGTTGTTAGGATCGATCGAGCGAACCATCTGGAGGGGAACGTAAGGACAGTAGAACAGTCCAGCGTCATAAGGGGAGGTGCCCTTGTAACCTACGACATAGTAGTGCTTGTCGCTGAGGTTAGCAGCATAAGGATCAACATAGACCTTGATGCGACCGTTGATGGTTCCAACTGCCAGGTTGCCAGTGTCATCGACAGTGCCGATTGCAGGACCGCCAGCGCCAGTTAGACCGCTGCTGTAGTCAAGAACGCCTGCCATTGCCAAAGCACTTGCAACGTCTGCAGAACAGATGAGGAAGTTGCCTTTGCCACGACGAGTGTCTTGTGCAATTGCGTTACAATCGCGCTCAATTTGGAACAGAAGTCCTTTGAACTTCTCAACGGACCAACGACCATTGCTGTCAACGTCGAGGTCAAAGATACCAGCGTTAGCAACGTTGTTTGCAGCACCAGGCTTAGCAACGCTGTATACGCGACGGACGACTTCGCGGTTGATTTCTGCAAGGACTTCGCTAGACAAGATGTTAGCAAGTTCCTGCTCAGCATCAAGACCATGAATTGCCTTAAGGTCTTGTGCCAGTTCCAAGGTGTATTCTGCTTTGAGTGCTCTG